GTCGTGGTGCCGACGTCGACGCCCAGCCGCGTCATCCAGGCGCAGAACCAGGCGGCCGTCGTCTCGCTCGTGCGCGTGGCAGCACTCGGCGAGGGCGTGCAGGCGCTGCACGGCGTCACCTTCGACTCCTACCAGGAAGCGCAGGGCCTCCTCGAGGAGACGATCGGCGTCATCGACGACGTGATGCTCACCGCGAGCGATGACGTCTACGACTCGCTCCGCGCGCTGCGCCTTTCGGTGGTCCGGGACATCAACGCGCGCGGCGCGGACCTCACGCGCCTGGTCACCCTCACGACAGTGATCACCGAGCCCGCACTGACGCTGGCCTATCGCCTCTACGGCGCCTCGCGCGTGGCGGGTGACGCCGCGGACGACATCCTCGCGCGCAACGCCATCGGTCACCCGATGTTCGTGCCTGCCGGCGCCGCGCTCGAGGTGCTCGCCAATGGCTGATGCCGCCGACGTCTCGCGCGCCGCGGTCCTCATCGTCGACGGCATGGCCTATGCGGGCTGGAAGACCATCGACATCTCGTTGGGCATGGACCACTGCTCGGGCCAGTTCAACCTGGCGGTGAGCGAGCGCTGGCCCGGCAATGCGGTGGCCTGGCCGATCAACGCAGCTGCGTCCTGCGTCCTCAAGCTCGGCGACGAGCCAGTGATCACCGGCTACGTCGACGAGCCGTCCATCAGCTTCGACGCCAAGCAGCACGACATGGCCGTCAGCGGCCGCGACAAGACTGCCGACCTGGTCGACTGCAGCGCGATCAACGTTCCCGGCCAGTGGCATGGCCAGAAGATCGAGAAGATCGCGGCCGCGATCGCCGCGCCCTTCAGCATCAACGTGACGGCCGCCGTCGACACCGGCGCGCCGCTCACCACGTTCTCCCTGCAGCAGGGCGAGACGGCGTTCGATGCGATCGACCGCGCGGCCCGGATCCGGGCGCTGCTCGTGAACACCGACGGCCGCGGCAACCTCGTGCTCACGCGCGCCGGAACCCAGACGATCCGCACCGCTGTCGTCGAGGGCGAGAACATGAAGGCCGGGAACGCGCGCTACAACGTGCGCGACCGCTTCTCGACCTACATCTTCAAGGGCCAGACCAGCGCGTTGGCTTGGTCGACCAGCTCAGGCGCCAGCGCACAGCCCGGCGTCTCGGCCTCGCAGGTCAAGGCGCAGGTCGACGACCCCGGCATGAGCCGCTACAGGCCCCTGATCTGCACCAACGACCAGCCCGACGTGGCCGCCACGCTGAAGCAGCGTGCCCAGTGGGAAGCGAACGTGCGCGCCGCGCGCTCCGTCGAGGTCGACGTCACGGTCGTTGGCTGGGCCCACGCTGACGGCTTGTGGGCCGTGAACCGCCTGGTCGCGGTGAAATCGCCCACGATGCGCATCGACGACCAGATGCTGATCAAGTCGGTGCACTTCAGCCTGTCCGACGCCGGCGCGCTCACCACGCTCACGCTCACCAAGAAGGACGCGTTCACGCTGCTGCCGCTCAAGCCCCAGGGCGCCTCGCCGCTGGCGTTTTCCGAGCCGGCCAAGGGGGCGACCAAGTGAGCGCGATCGCGCGCCTTCTCAGCCCGCTGCGGCGCTGCGTCGACCTGATGGTCGGGCGCGGTGTCGTGCAGCTCTCGGACGATGCCCAAGGACTGCAGCTCATGCAGATCAGCATGCTGGCCGACGAGCTGCGCGACAACGTCGAGCGCTTCCAGAACTATGGCTACACGGCACGGCCGCATCCGGGCGCAGAGGTCGCGTTCATGTGCGTGGCCGGCAGCCGAGACCATGTGCTCGTGATCGCCTGCGACGACCGCCGCTATCGCCTGCAGGCGCTCGAAGAGGGCGAGGTCGCGCTCTATGACGACCTCGGGCAGAAGGTGCACCTCACCCGCACGGGCATCGTCATCGACGCCGGATCGCAGCCCATCCATATCCATTCGGCCGCCTCGGTCAGCATCGACACGCCCGAGGTGTCGACGACGGGCAACGTGCGCGTCGGCACTGCGGCCACCGGCTCGTTCACCACGGCCGCAGGTCAGACCGTCACCGTCACCGACGGCATCGTCACCAACATCATCTGAGGACTCGGCATGCTGGCCCAAGGCGACACCCCCATCAATGGCGCGTACTTCGCAGCGCTGAATGCCAAGCTCAACGGCGTCGGCTCTTGCGAAGAGCTGCAGGCGGTGACCGACGAGATCATGGCGTCGCTGGGTGCCTTCAAGGCCGCGATGACGTCGGAGTTGGCGCAGGTGACGCCGCTGATTGCGCTGCTCTCTGCGCCGGGCGCCAATCCGACGGCGATCGTCACCTGGATCACGGACTTCATCACCTACTTCCTGACGCCGATGACCGCGCCCTACACGGTCTATTCGGAGCAGTTGCTAGGCCTCACCGCTCAAGTGGCCACGCTCACGGCGACTGTCGCATCGAAGCAGGCTGAGTTCCCCTCCTGCTCGGTCACCGTGCCCACGATATGAGCGATCTTCGAATCGTCTTCAACGGGCTTGAGATGCATGGCGACATGGCCATCGTGACGCCCGGGCTGGCAGAGGACGACGGCCTTGAGACCGCAGTGATCATCAGCCTGTTCACCGATGCCCGGGCGCCTGACGACGCCGTGCTGCCCGACGGCTCGCAGGACCGCCGCGGCTGGTGGGGAGACGCCTACGGCGACGACCCGACAGATTCGACGGGCTCGCTCATCTGGCTGCTCACGCGCTCCAAGCAGCTGCAGTCCGTGGTGACCGAGGTGCGCGACTTCTCGAAGGCCGCGCTTGCCTGGCTCGTGACAGACGGCGTCGCGCGCGCCGTCGAGGTCGAGGCCGAGATCACCGCCTTCGAAGTCCTCGGCTGGTCCGTCGCGATCTACCGCCTCAACCAACCCGTGGCCCGCTACCGCTTCGAAGCCTTCTGGCAGGGCGTAGCAGCCGGAGCCATCTGATGCCCTTCACCCGTCCTGCCCTTCAAGACCTCATCGCCCGCGCGGCCGCCGACATCGAAGGCGAGTTGGTGGGCACAGACGCGCTGCTGCGGCGCAGCCTGCTGCGCATCCTCGGGCGCATGCATGCCGGCGGCATGCACGGCCTCTACGGCTTCCTGCAGTACGTCATGCGCCAGCTCTTCGTCGAGAGCGCAGAAGGCGAGTTCCTCGACCTGCACGCGACCCGGTGGGGCGTGCCTCGCCTGGCCGCCACCTTCGCGCAGGGTCCGGCCATCTTCACCGGCACCGCCGGCACCGTGCCGGCGGGTACGCAGGTGCAGCGCTCCGATGGCACGGTGTTCGAAACGCTCGCCGATGGCACGCTGGCCAGCGGCTCGGTGACGGTGTCCGTTCGTGCACTTGTCGCCGGCGTCGCGGGCAACACCGACACCGCCTCGGCGCTGTCGCTCGTCACCCCCGTCGGTGGCTTCGCGGCCGCGGTGACGGTGGCCACGCCGGGCATCGAGGACGGGCTGGATTCAGAGGGCGACGACTCGCTTCGCGCTCGAGTACTTCAGTACATCCGATCCAAGCCCGGCGTGGGCACGAAGGCCGACTATGAGCGGTGGGCGCGAAGCGTCGCCGGCGTGACGCGCGCCTGGTGCTTCCCGCTCGAGGGCGGCCCCGGCTTCGTCGTCGTGCGGTTCATGCGCGACAACGATGCAAGCGGGCCGATTCCCGACTCCGGCGAGGTCGCCGCGGTGCAGGCCTACATCGACAGCGTGCGGCCCGTGCGCGGCACCGTCACGGTGTCCGCGCCGACCGCCGATGCGATGAACCCTCGCATCCTGCTGACCCCCGACACGCCGGCGACGCGCGTGGCCGTCACGGCGCAGCTCAACGACCTGCTGCTGCGCGAAGCCGCGCCAGGTGGAACGCTGCCGCTGACGCATATCCAGAACGCGATCGACGAGGCGGCCGGCGTCACCGACTACACGCTCCTCTCGCCCACGACGAACGTCGTGTCCGCGACCGGCCACATCTCTACTCTCGGCGTGCCGACCTGGACCTGATGGCCACCTTCGACCTCGCACATTGGAACTACGCGGCCGACTCGCACGCGCAGGCGCTGATGCGCCTGATGCCCGTGGGCCCTGCCTGGCCAGACCACAGCGACATGGGCTCAGTGCAAGGGCTGCTGCTGACGGCATTCGCGCAGGAGATGGCGCGCCTCAACGTACGCGTCTGCGACCTGATCACCGAGTCGAACCCGGCCACCTCGACGGAGCTGCTCGTCGACTGGGAAAGCGAGCTCGCTCTGCCTGACCCCTGCGTGACGACCGCGCAGACGGTGGCCGAGCGCCGCACCGCGGCGGGAACGAAGCTCACCAGTCCGGGCGGCGGCGACCTCGCCTTCTTCATCAACCTGGCTGCGCAGCTCGGCTACACGATCACGATCACCGAGTTCGCATCGAGCGTGGCCGCGACGGCCGCGGGTATCTCTTTCTCGGGCGATCAATGGGCCTTCATCTGGCGTGTGAACGTGCCCGTGTCGACCGGCACGCGCTACTTCACCGCCGGCGCCGGCACCGCTGGCGATCCGCTGGAGACCTGGGGCGACCAGCTGCTCGAATGCCGCTTCAACCAGCACAAGCCCGCGCACACGCAAGTCGTGTTTGCCTACGCACCCTGAGGACAGCCAGACCATGCACCGCATCGCCTCCGCCGGCTCCACGCCGGACCACATGTTCCAGAACGGCGACCACGCCACCGGCACGCCGTCGACCGTCGTCGATGCGGCCTGGCTGAACTCGGTTCAGGAAGAGATTTCCGGGGTCGTCGAGAACGCTGGCATCACGCTCGGATCCGCGAACAACCAGCTGCTGCTGGCGCTGCAGTTCTTCTTCGCGCAGCTCGCTCCGGTGGGTGTCGTTCAGGCCTACGCCGGCACGGCCGCGCCGACGGGTTGGCTGGAGTGCGCTGGCCAGTCGATTTCACGCACGACGTATGCGGCGCTGTTCGCCGCGATCGGTGTGACCTACGGCACCGTCGATGGCACGCACTTCACGCTTCCGGACCTGCGCGGCGAGTTCCTTCGTGGCTACGATCACGGTCGCGGGATCGACGCCGCACGGGGCGTTGGCAGCTTCCAAGACTGGTCGACGGCGGCCCCGAAAACGACGACTCCGCTGCGCCTCACGGACTCGGGTACGGCCTCGCTTTCGAGCGGTGCTTCGAACCCCTCGAAAGTCGGCTTCATTCGGGTCTCGAAGTCGACCGA